ATCTCACTAGGGAAATCTGAAATGAACGAGATTACATTTTCTCTGATGATGTTTGGCTTCTTAAGGTAGATAAATTTAATCTTCTCACCATTATTGATGTAAGAATATTTATTTGTCAGACCCTTTTCTTTAATATAATGGTTATATAGAAGAGCACCACGAACATGAATAGGGGAACCCTTACCGTAGATAGTTGAATAACTCTTATGCTTCTTTACATCAGAAACTGAACGAGGAAATGCAATCTCTTCTGGACGCATCTTGTTGAATCTCTGTCTAGAGTCTTCGATAAAATTAATTACCTCATCTTCTGTCCCATTCATCATCAGTTTAAGAGCATCCTTAATCATCTTCCTACAGGGTGCAGGTGTAGAAGATTTGACTGCCTCAATACCCATAATTTTCAGTTTAGGTTCTGAATATCTGACCCCTTCACTGTCCCAGACATTAAGAATATATCTTTTCTTTGCGGTCCAGATTCCACGGTCTGCAATGTTCTCCCTCTTCATCTGCATCTTCTGGTCGTATGCATTCACATACGTCGCGAGTTCCTGGTAAGATTCCTCAATAAAAGGTTCCAGTTTCTCTTCACAGATTTTGTTAAGTATNNCNACAACCTCAACCTTATTATCAGACTTAGTACTAAGAAATTTATCAACAATAGGTCCAAAGTTAATATAGATTGAGTCAGTGTCGGATGCAATGACATAATCAGTGTCTTTAGTTTGCAATAGATTATTTAGATACCCATTTACTTTATTCTCAATCCATCTGATAGAAGTTTGTCCCGAAAGTGTGATGGCTTCCGCATTTGCAAGTTTAAAGAATCGAAAATACTGGTTACCGATGGCACCATAACAAGAGTTCAGTGCAATCTTACGAGCCATCTGGAAGTTATTGTATTTTGCAATATCTTTCTCCAACTGTTTTGTTGGTGTCTTCTCATACTCCTGTTGGGCTTGGAGCATTTTCTTTTTGTAAATCTTACGTTCTGCATACATTTTCTCCATCAACTCGGGCATGAATCCCCGAATGTCCTTACGGAACATTGCCCCATTTGCACACACGGCATAGTCCTTATAGTCATCAAAAGAAATCTCCTTATTCAAGATCCTATCAATGGTAGCAGAGGGGTGTTTCTCCTCGATCAATGTCTCAGGAGAGATGTTGTACTGCATCATAAGGTGAGGGTACAGAGAGTTAAGGTCAAAAGATACCACCCAGTCATAAACTCCAGGGATCGGTTGTTTTACATATGCACCCTCATACCTTTTCTCTTTATCACTTCTATCTCTAGGAGGTACAACAATATCTCGCTTCTTGAGATAGTTATAGATGATGGTATCCCACATACGAACCTGGAACATCACATCAACATAATTCACCTTAGCATCATATGCCATGGTCAATGCCAACTCGATCAGTTTCATCTTGTCTTCCATACGGTCAACAAGCTCCACATCAACGATGTTATAATCTACAAACTTCTTCCAATTACCATCATAGAACTCTTTGAATGTATTGAACTCTGAGTGGTCCAACTTCTTCTGACCAAGTTCTACCTCGGCAATATAATCAAGTCGATATGATTCCTGAGCCTTATAAGTAAACTTCTTATACAGTTCAAGATAATCTAGAGTGGTAACACCAGCAATATCAAAAGTATTAAACTCCCTACCTTTGATAAAGACAGATTCCTGACTTACAATACCCCAGGGAGAAAGAAGTTTTAACTTCTTAATTCCCATGATACGATCGATTCTTCCACATAAGTATGGAACATCGTACAGTTTTACATTCCACCCAGTCACAATCTCTGGGGGATTTTTATTCCACCAAGCAATGAATGAGTTGAGCATGTCAATCTCATTCTCATAATGAAAATAAGTTACGTTACTCTGGGATGGTGTGTATCTCTGTCTGCCCCAGGTTGTAATTTTTTTAGTTGTATAATCCTGAACAGAGATAGTCAACATCTCTTCAGAACAAGAATCTGGATCAGGGAATCCTTCTTCAGACTTAACCTCAATATCAATCGTTATTAGATTGATCTTTGTAATATCAAACTTAATCTCATCCTCAGGGTACTTTTCAGATATGTACTGAAATGCGTATCGGTCGTTCCCATAGATCTTGAAATTATCTACACCATCATACTTCTTGTAGAACTCTCTGCAGTCACGAATAGAACCCGGAATAATAGGTTCTAGATTATCTCCTTCTAGGGTTTTATACTTTGACTCTCGGTTAGAGTTAACAAAGAGAGTTGGTTGGAACTCATCTTTGAACATGACCCTCTTACCATCTTCATAACCACGGACGAGAACATTGTTTCCAACCAGTTGAATGTTCGTATAAAACTTCATTCCTTCACCAGGCTCTCGTATTTGTCCTTCAGTTTACTATTGGGTTCGGTAATCGTCAAGATTTTGTCCGAGTGAATCATAAATGTATTTTCAGTTGTGATGTTGATTAACCAAGGTTGTAATGTCAGGGTCAAGTCGTCACTTAAAATGAATGGTTCCGTCATTTTACAATCAGGATCACCAAGTTCACAGGTTACTTCTTCAATCTGTGCTAACAGAATCTGTTGATTCATCAGGACTAACACTTTCAGATTCTCTAGCTTCATACTGGTCTACTCCGTCTTGATACATTTTCTTTAATTGATTGACTGGTTCAGCAATTGTAACTACCCAGTCAGAAACCACAGGAATCACTTTGTCAGAACTTAGTGGCATCCATGGTTGAAGTTGAATTTTAGATGGTACTTTACTATTTCCCTCTACTTGGGTCATGTCAGCAACAAGTTTCACCCTACAAGGATACTTGAGGTAGTAACCGACAACCTTTTCATCAACAATCATTTCCTGAATATCTGCGACAATGTCTTCTCCAGATTTCAAGAGTAAAAGTTTTACAGTCATTTTTCCTATAATTTGCCTAATTTAATTATACCAATAAAAAAGAGGGTTGTCAAACTGGATTGTGCCAGTTACCCCTCTGCGACGACGATATTTACAAGGTAGCCCTCTATTATTTAGAGGTACTCTTTACGTTGATGATGTTCTGGAATAACCTTTGTAAGGGTCACTGATAGAAGTCCGTCTTCAAATACGACGTTGGAGACTTCAGTGTCTTCAGCGAGGGTCCAGGATCGCTCAAAGTTTCTTCGAGCCAGACCCTTGTGGATAAACGTCCCTGTCTGTTCAGATGCTTCTTTTTCCCCCCTGATAAAAAGTTTTCCATACTCGGTGTAAGCATTTACTTCTTCCTTTTTGAATCCTGCTAGTGCGATTTCTAAACGCGTTTCTGTACTATTTACCTGAACTACGTTATATGGAGGATAATTTTGGGTAGATGCGTTGAAAATTCTGGTAAAGTAATCATCCATACCAATAGAATTTCTGGTAATCTGATGCATTAGCTGATCCAAATCGGCAGCATTATACTTCGTTATATTGGTCATTTTAAGCTCCTTATTAAAGCGAGTTTGTGTTTTGTGGACCCTTACGGCATCCGTTATATTTATAGCGTAACAAAAAAGGTAGATACAGTATAAACCGTATCTACCTATAAGGGTTTCCGACTTTTGTAGAGACCGCACGAAAGGAGTCTCACACTTATTTATTCAAGACATAAAAAAAGAGAGTGTGGAAACCCTCTTGTCGTTGTTCGGTTTTCTAGGATCAAAATCAGGATCGTAGTCATCTTCTCTTGGATCTATACGGGAATCCCACCAAAAGTATTGACATTGATCCAATCGCAAATGACTTAACGGTCTACTGAGTTTCATTAACCCTCCTCTTCGGTTTTACCTCTCTTTCCAATATTATATTTTTGCTCCAGAATCCATTCTTGTTTGTCTTTATATGACAGAACTTTAATCTGATTCAGTGGTGCAATATCAAGAATTGAATCTTCATTAACTATCGTAATGAGTCCCCAATCAGCAAGAAGCTTAGTAATACGATTCCTACGCTGAACATCGTTAATAGTAAGATTAGCGTATTTACCATCTAGAGCAAATAACTCTTTGAAGTGTACGATAAAATACTTACCCTGTTTATGGAGAATATGACATGACTGGTACAGCTTCTTTTCTTTTCTAGAAGCAACACCGATACGAGTTAAGGTTTCTCTGACTTTAAGAAAGTCATCAGGTTCATTTAATCGGATCTCAACCATTTGGTCCTGAGACCAATCTACCTGAGGTTCAGCAGTCTGATTCATTTTTTTCCACCAGTGTCAAGTCGTTGTTTGATAAATTCAATTTGTTCATTAGATAGTATTTTCAGTACCTGAGATGCTTTCTCATTACTATAACCATAGTATTGTTTGACAAACTCTAAATCTGATACCTTTTCCTTTCTAAGCCAAGGAGAGAATCTCTTCCTCTTTCTCAATATATTTAGATAAAAATTATACTGCATGTCTTTATCTAGGAAATGATACATATTCATTTCATTAGCAAACAAGACGCAATCCAAGTGACCTGACAAACATTTATTAATAATAAAGGGGGGATATTCTTTAACAAGAGTAGAATCTTCTTCGATAAGATTCTCTTTGGTAAAGTTAATTGAGTTCAACCAATCCTTCAATTCAGTAGTCATATATCAGAGAATCAACCTTGAGCTTGGGGTTTTGATGGGAGAGAACATCTCCTCATATTTTTCAACTAGTTCGTCATTTACATTGGCAATGTAGACAATCCAATTCTTACTAATTTCTAGTTCCTTCTCCGTTCGTTTTAGAAGGGGAGCATAAGGAGCGAAACCAAGTTGTCCATCACCTTGATTAAATGCAACGATTGCATTCATGACAATAAGACTTTCATCTTTATCTTCAAGGACTTCTGCAACTACATCTTCACCAGAAGACATACGAAATACTTTAACGTTCATAATTTTGTTCAATATTAATGTTTTGATAGTACAAGTTGATTGCCATACCACCCATAACCAACCAATAGGTGGTGATAAGAGCCATACCAACTTTAGTTGGAATTGATGTCATTTAAACAGTTTTGAACCTCATAATTTCAACAAAACAATCTTCAAGTGTATCACAGAACCCAGTCACATGATTGTCAGGTTCCTCTAGGTTCCAGATATATTTACCAAGTTTCTGGCCAGGGTAATCTACATCCTTGGATAGATCGATTTGAAT